GTATGCGTACAGTAATTATAGCACGAGCCAAGCTGGTGGCTGGTTAGTTGCCAGGCTCAATGATGTAGTGATTCAACTTTATTATAAGGATGCTTAATAAACCATCAAAACCAAAAAAAACATTGCTGAGGCCATGTGGTGGTCCTGACCCGTGCCGACCCGTGGACGGGCGCGTCCCGCCCTGCGGCGAGCAAAAGAGGGGCACATTATAGGGCAAGTGAAACGCCGCCCGTGCCCCATTTTGCGGGGAGCACAACCAATGACAATCATTGGTCATCCTGCTCCTGCGCAAATCCTCTGCATAATCCGGGCGTCCGGATTCCGGATTTCGGAAAGCTACAGTATATAAGCAGACACACCCCCCTTGGTTGGGTGTGTCATAGCAAAATACCGCATGCCCAAACTAGCATGGAAAGGCAAGACATATCTAGTGACACTGTCACCAAAGTCAGACATCACAGCAGAGTGTGTATACGCTGTCGATGCATATTTAAAGAAACTGAGGTCTTGCACCCAGTATCAAATGGTGGTGGAATCCCAGTCGACGGACAAAGATACTGGTCTCATTATAGACGTGAAGAAGCATCTCCATGCTTATGTCCACTGTGCTGGTGGCCAGGAGAAAAACTATCTTCGCGACGAACTCAAGAAGCTTATGGACAAACACGGACACAGCGAAGGTGATGATGGTACACTTACTAAAAACAATGGCCGCGGAGGACCCGGCCTTGACGTCGTACACTGCTACGAATGGAAGGACTATTTAAACAAGTACGACAAAACAAAGGTCATACATGACGACGGATTCGACATCGAGTCTTTCAAGCGAGACTTCCCCACAGAGGGACAACAAAAAGAACTTCAGAAGGGCCGTAAAAACGGCGAAAATGATAGCTCTGTTAGCAATATGTTCGCTAACCTTGAACAGGACATCAGAGTTAAACATGGAACTGACCTGTGCGCTCGCAATATTGGAACTTATGTCAAGTGGCGGATCAATGTCAAGCGCGACCTTCCGCCAATGCGCGACGAACGGACGGAGCGCGAGTTTATCAAGAAGCTATTCAGGTACATCCACGGAATCATCGTGGCCCCTTCGTATGAAAAACTATACGACGAGCTAGACGAGGAGGTGGCCCAAAACAACAAGCTTAGCATTTTGGGAAAGAGGCCGTTGAGTATATATGAGGACCTAATTGAGGACAGTGATGAATGCCCCGCTTATCCGCAAGACGACCAACACGAGCAAGACCTTATCGGGGAAACGTAAATATGCGCAAGCAAGACCGTATAAAACGTATGGTCAAAGCGATGCTAAATCGCAATATCGAAACAAAAACGGGCCTGTATACAGCAAGCGACGGAACGGAAATGGCCCACAATTCCGCAATCGTTCTAAGCTCCAATCCGTTAGCAACGGTTATCGGTCCCAACGACCCGGACAATTCAATCGGACAACGTATCGGGGACGAAATCAACCTGTCAGGTATGTCAATCAAGTATATGGTGGAGCTCAACGAAAGGTACAGCGACGTAACATTTAGGATGATGGTAGTCAAGGCAGCCAAGGGTGATGTGCCGAATACGGCTAATTTATTTAATGGAGTGTCAGGAAACAAAATGTTGGACACGTTTAACAACGAACGTTTTACGATCATTCATTCAGAGTACTTCAAGCTAAAGGCCCCGAATCAGAGCACATTTGGAGGCCTATACAGTGTTGCAGGTAGCAATTCCGGTATCAATAACCGAAGTGACGTCGATGAAAATCTGTCAAGGGCAACGACGATCCGTAAAGTATGGCTCCCTGGATCCAAATTTGGAAGGGGCGGCCATATTACCTACGAAAGTGGGACTTCTCAGTTGAAATTCTTTGATTATTATGTGCTGCTGTATGCGTACAGTAATTATAGCACGAGCCAAGCTGGTGGCTGGTTAGTTGCCAGGCTCAATGATGTAGTGATTCAACTTTATTATAAGGATGCTTAATAAACCATCAAAACCAAAAAAAAC